TCCTGGGCGCTGAGGGTGACGACGGCTTTGATTTCGGTGGGCATGCCGTTGAGGCTGCGCTCGATGTCGTGGGACATTTTGGTGGCCATGCCGACGGACATGAGATCGGACTTTTTGGCGTCGGGGATGAGCTCGGCCATTTTGCTGGTGCCCTGAAGTCGGGCAATGGCGGCGTTTTTGGCGGCGAGGTCGGCGAGCTGCTCGATGCTGAATTCGGTGCGGATGAGGGCGGCGATGGTCTGGCGGGACTTGTCGATTTCGAGGGCTTTGAGCTCGCGCTGGAGGTCGGAGATGGAGGTGATGCCGTGCTGGGTGATCATTTCGATGCAAACGGCGTAGGATTCGGGATCGTTGGACTTCCAGTTTTTGGCGGTGTGCTCGCGCCAGGCGTCGATGGGACGCGGGGGGAGATCGGCGAGGGGGAGAGCGGGCGTGTCCATGGGGAGGAATGAGGAAACCAGAATGAGGAATGATGGCGTAAGTGTCAGGCGGCGTGGGTGAAGGCAATGACGTTGGGTGATTGGGGCAGGGCGTCGAGGGGGCTAGTGATGGTGGCGGCGAACTGGGGGATGCAGTGGAGATAGACCTGGGTGGTTTCGGCGCTGTTGTGGCCGAGAAGTTCCTGCACCTGGGTGATGCTGGCGCCGCTGGCGAGGAGATTGGTGGCAAAGGAATGGCGCAGGGTGTGGGCGGTGATGCGTTTGGATAGGCCGATGCGGCAGGCGGCGATTTTGAGAGCTTTGCCCAGGGTGTTTTGGTGGACGTGGTGACGGCGCACGATGCCGGTGCGCGGATCGGTGCTTTGATTGCTGCCGGGGAAGAGCCAGAACCATGGCCATTCGCGGCCGGCGTTTGGCATTTTACGCTCGAGGTGATCGGGAAGATAGACGGGATTGGCTCCGGCTGCGCGGTCGCGGTCGTAGAAAACGCGGATGCGGTCGAGATGGGCGCGGAGGGTGAAGACGAGGGAACGGGGCAAGCAGGTGATGCGGTCTTTGTCGCCTTTGCCACCGCGCACGGTGATGAGGCAGGTGTCGAGATTTACGTCTTTGACGCGGAGGGCCAGGAGTTCGGATAGTCGGAGGCCGGAGCCGTAGGCTACCTGAGCCATGAGGCGGGGGCCGGATGGCATGGCTTCGAGCAGGCGGCGCATTTCGTCTGGACTGAGCCAGGTGGGCAGACGGGCGGGGCGTTTGGCGCGGGCCCATTTGCCGAGGTCGCCGAGGGGCTGACGCAGCACGTCGCGGTAGAGGAAGACGATGGCGTTGAGGGCTTGGTTTTGAGTGGAGGCGGAGCAGTGCGGGGCGAGCTTTTCCAGGTAGCCGCGGACGCGCTCTTCTCGGGTTTGCTGCGGGTTTTGCCGAATGTGCTTGGCGAAACGTGTGATCCATCCGGCATAGCAGGTTTCGGTGTGGTAGGACAACCTGCGCATGCGGCAGATGAGACGCACTTGTTCCAGGGTGTCAGTGATGGTCATGGTGTGGTTTTGCTGTGACTACTTACACTTTTGGTGTGGATAATCAGTGTTCTCTGCTGTCGATTCCGGCTGTTTCATCATCGGTTTCATCAGCTTTTCTTTGGCTTCAGAGGGCAAGCCCCATGGTGACGTTGGTCCGTTGGTGGATGATTTTTGCATAGTCGGCGTTCAGTTCGAGAAGGATGGCGCGGCGTCCGAGTTCAAGCGCCACTTGGCCCGTGGTCCCGCTGCCGCCGAATGGATCGAGCACCACGTCGCCGGGATTGCTGCTGGCCAGGATGCAGGGCTTGATGAGATCCGGCGGATAGATCGCGAAGTGGGCATCTTTACATTGCGAGACGGGGACTTGCCACACGGAGCGGCGGTTTCTCATATCGCCCTCACCATCGTATGCGGTGCCGCTTCGGCCACTCCCGTTCTTTCCTGCTCCAGTCGCTTTTGCCTTTCTGCTTGGCGCTCTGTCGGACTGAATTTTCTCGCGGATCGGATGGTATAGATACTGATCCTGCTTGGAGAACATGAACAGATGCTCGTGACTTCTGCTGCACCGGTCCTTTACGGCCTCCGGCATCGCGTTGGGTTTGTTCCAGATGATTTCTTGCCTCAGCATCCACCCGTCATTGATTCTTGGGATTGAGGATTCCTGGCACCATGGGCAGACTTTCCACTCTGGCTGTTCATCGTCATTCCTCCACTCTGACAGTGCTTCCCATTCGCAGCAAAAGACGCAAGTAGCTTCCGGTTCTTGCATGGCCAGCGCCACCCTCCACGGCATTCCCATGAGCCGCTTGTCCTTGTGGCTGTCACCTAAGTTCAACCATAGAGTGCCGGCCGGTCTGAGCACGCGCCGCACTTCGCGGAACACGTCCACTAGTGCTTGCACGAATGCTTCAGGCGTCTCCTCTTGGCCGATCTGCCCAGCGTGTCCGTAGTCACGCAGCCCCCAATACGGTGGCGATGTGACGCAGCATTGCACGGATTCGGAGGGCAGCTCCCGGAGTAGTTCCCGGCAGTCACCCACCCGCACATCCAAAGAGATGATGGGAGATGATGGCAGAGAACAAGACGCCGCATCCGATGGGCATAAGCTTTCCAGTTTCATATCAGGTTCGTTTCAGTCGCGCCCACGGATGGGCTAGTCGTTCGGCTTCACCATTGCGCGAAGCTCCTTCATTCGTGCCCGCGTGATCGGCCATCGCCCATCTTCCCAATCTTTGAGCTTCAACCTTTCGAGTGACGGGCCGTAGATTCGATCTTGCAGCCTCCTGACTAGCTTCCTGAGTCGGAATGAACGCGCCCATTCCGCGTCGTTTTGAGCGTCCCAAAACGCCTTTCGGAGCCGAATAAGACGATGGAGAGGAACCGCCCTGGGCGCTGGTGTAGTAGAGTTCATTCTGGCTTGGATGTTGAGTGTGTTTGCGGAGTGGCGCTGTCGGGGCGGTCCCTCATCTCATCGTTCTCTGACTTGCGTTTATTTCTCGGCCTGCGGAGCGACTGAATCGCTAGGACTGCCTCGTTTGTGATGGTCATGGTGCCGTTCTCCCGCTTCGCCACGGTCACACGATTGACGCCCAGGAGGCGGGCTACCTCGGCTTGTGTGCCGAGGCGCTCGCGAGTGGCTTTGTATTGCTCAGGCTGCACACCATTCCCCCTTCGCCATCTTGCGCTTGCCTTGGTATTCGTGCCAGACTTCGCCGGTCACTTTGTTTTCGCACACGCGATAGGCCGTGTGAGACTTCATGTTTGGCGTCTGAATCCATTCGCCTTTGACCACCGCAGGAGCGGCAGCGGCGAGCACCTTCAGGAACTTGAAGTTCACCCAGGTGCGAGGGCTGTCAGTCCAGCGCACGCGGGCGCGCTCGCCGTTGATTTCGATCACTTCGCCTTTTCTCCCGCCCGTGTAGTCACTGGCGATCCGTTCAACTTGAGTTCCGATTTCGATTTTGTTCATGGTGGTCATTGGGTTACGGTTGCTAGTGTAGCATTAAGCTACACGCCATCAAGCCCTATTTGAAGTATTTTCACCAAAGTCAGAGAACCATCACATGCAGGCAACGGCTCGAAGGCTGTCTGTCGTGTCAGCCATGCGTGTCGCTCGCCGTCGCCTGATCTGAAACGTTCTGCCCTGCGCTGGTAAATGCGGGGCGGTGAGGAGGTCGCCGGTCAAAGCGTTTGCCCATGTCGGCGGTGGCGGTCATTTGGGGCCGAGGATGAGGTTGACGGTTTTGACGAACCAGCGGGCGAGGGAGGTATCGGCCTGGATGGCGGATTGGAGGCGGTGCCAGGCTTCGAGGACGGCGGCGGGTGAGGTGTCGAGCTGGCCGGTGGTGTAGGCGGTGACGGCTTCGCGGAGCTCGGCGGGATCGGTGCCCTGAAGGGCGGCGATGGTGATTTCGAGGCGCGGGAGGTAGGCGGGCGGGCAGTCGTCGCGGAGGTAGGCGATGAGCCAGCGGCGGGCGGTGTCGTCATCGACGGCGTGGAGGAGCTGGCCGAAGCGCTCGGGACGGGGATGCTGATCGCGGCGGATGCTGTCGATGGTGCCGCGGTTGAGACCGGCATCGCGCTCGACGGAGTGGGCGCTGCGGCCTGGGTGCGTGCTGAAGTAGTCTTCGACTTGGACGGATAAGTAGCTCATGAGACTAGAGTATGAATCAATTCTGAGTTGATTTCAACATTTTTTTGTTGGGGGGGTGGGTTTGTTGGGTGGGTTTGAGGCCGTGGGTCGTTGATGATCGGGAAGGCTCAAGATGGCGGTCTGGAGGGCGTCGGCGAGGGTGATCTGGTGGGCCTGGGCGTAGGCGTGGAGGTGGGCGTGCGCGGTGGCGCTGACGCGTGGGAGGGTGGTGCGGCGTGGCTCGCTGAGGGCGGGACGGCCGCGGCGGGGCTTGCGGGCGGGTGTTTTGGTGCTAGGCTGGGGGTGCATGGCGTGCGGTGTAAGCTGGCGCTGTTTGTGATGAGCCCCCGGCGATTTGCGGTCGCTGGGGGCTTTTTGTTGGGAGGGTGACGTTGTTGACCTGGTTGACGTTGTTGACGGGGGTTAGGCGGTGCGGGTGGTGGCGTGGAGGCGGTGATCTTCGGCAATGATGTGGGCAATCATTTTCATGGCCTCGAAGCTGTGGAGCCGGATTTCTGCCTCGAAGCAGGGCCGGGGGCCGTCTCGATCTTCGAGCTGGCACTCGTGCGCGATGCGCAGGCCGGGCATATTGGCAAAGCCGTTGTGATAGTTTGGCCGACTTTCGCCGACGATGGCTTCGAGCTGTGACAGGCGATGCCGCACGAGCTGCTTGCGGGTGGCGACGGTGGCGGCGGTTTCGGCGTGCTTGATGATGTGGGCGCGGGCGGGATCTAGAACACGGCGGCGGAGATCGGCGGCGATTTCTTCGATGGGGCGGCTGCCGGTGAAATTGGCGCTGGGGCTGCCGTGGATGTGGCGCCCGTCCCAATCGCTGACGCTGGCGTGCCACTTGGGGCGGGCGTGCCATGCGTGATTCACGGACAGGAGGACCTTGGGCGAATGGATCCGGATGACGGGGCGCTTGTCGTTTTCGGCATGCGGGCGGGCGATGGCCTCGCCGCCCAAAAGGGCGGCGAGGCGCTGCATGAACTCGGGGGTTATTTCGGGGGAGTGCATGGCGATTACGCGAGAGCGCGGCGGGTGCTGTTGAGAGCGCCTGCGGAGCGGTTGAGGTTGACGCCATGGCCGGCGGCGCGGCCGGCCTCGCGGCCTGCGTGGCTGTAACTGTGGCGGGCGGTGCGGTTGCGAAGGTTCATGTTGGCGCGTGTCCATTCGGCGACTTCTTGCTTGCGCTTTTCGAGCAGGGCGAGGGAGTTTTGGACGATCACCAAGGCGCGTTCATTGCCGGCGGCGAGGGCTTCGGCTTTGACGGTTTCAACGGTGGCGGCCAGGGAGGCTTTCAGGCGCTGGTTGATTGTTTCGACGGCTCCAAGTCGGAAGTTGTTCCAGTAGGTGCGGGAATTGCCTTTGCAATGACGGCTGGCTAGGCGCTCGATTTCTCCGGCAAGGTAGGCGTAGAAGGGGCGGACCATGGCAACGTCCGACGGGCGGCCGATGAGGTGAACGTGGCCGCCGCAGGTATAGACTTGGCATTGATTGACGGTGGCAACGGCTTTCCCCAGTAGGGCTTTCCAAACGCCGCCTTCGTCCAGCGGATCGTCTTTGAAATTGCGGATTTCTTCGGCGGGTTCTTCGCTGGGGGCGTCGTCGAGGGCGGCGAGGTTGAGCTTGTAGCGGTCGATTATTTCCTGCGCACGGGAGGCGGCAAGGGCGGCTTCGTGCGGGTTGTCAGACTGGGCGAGGCGGAGCAGGGCGGCGGCCTTGCGCATGGCGGCGGCGTGCTGTGACTCGGGACTGGCGGCGGCTGCGGCGGTGGCGCGGCATGCGGAGCATTCCAAGCCGGTGCGGTGCGGGTGCATGGCGTGGCAGGGGTGCCACGTTTCGCAGGTTTCGCATTTGACCTGGATGCCGCGCAGGGTGGCATCATTGCCGGCCAGGCGTGGAAGATCGGCAACGGGGATCATGGCGCCCGCGGCGGTGCGCAGGTATTTGATGCCGGTGACTTTGTGGCGGAGGAATTGAGCGGAGGACATGGGATATGGGAAGGGTAAAAGTTTGCCCGCGTGAGGGATGCGCGGCCCCCGTGAGGGTTTAGGCGGCAATTTTTGCGTTGCGGGTAGTCCACCAGGCATGCGGGCAGCGCATTAAGCGGGCGGCCTGCTCGGCGCGGGCGGTGGCGGCGGCCATGTCGGGATCTGAAGCAAGGCGCACGGCAGTCATTGCGGCATGCACAATGCGACCATCCGCCATGCGGAGCGTGATGCGGCCGTTGCTACGGTCGCGCTTGTTGTAGCCGTTGCGGTAGAAAGTGCCGAACCAGGTATGGCGCAGCACGGTGCCCGTTTCGCCGGCGTGATACGGTGTCTTGCAAGTGGCGCGAGAGCCGCGAAGCATGCGCACGAGCGTGCCCACGGGCATTTCTTGCGGCTCCGGTGCCTCATGGCGCTGGCGCTCGGCTTCGTGACTGGCGGGCAACAATTCGGCGAGCCGGAGTGCCCGGATGCGGTCGGCGATGTGATCCGGCATGGGTCCCGGCACCATTTCGGCGCGGTAATTCCAGCTCCCACCGTAAGCGGTGGCGCCATATTCTTTGTCTATGATTTTGTCCTGCTGTGCATCGTAATAAACGACATGGAAGTAGCTGTCATGGTAGCCGTTAATTTCATAGTCGCCGATCAAATAGCAATGAGGCGCAGGCGCTGGCGCAGCGCTGCCGTTTTCATGCAGCACTAAAGCGCGGCCTGGATTTTCTTCGGCGCAGCGCAGCAATTCGTTTTCAGTTTCGCGATCAAAGGGACGGTTCATAAATTGGGAAGTGGTAAAAGGTTGCCCGCGTGAGGGATGCGCGGCCCCCGTGAGGGTTTAGCAAGGGGTGAACTCGTCTTGAATGGTGGCGGGCTCGGTGCTGATGACTTCGGCCTCGATGTCGAAGGCCTCGGCGTGCTCGGGGAGTGCCAGGGCCGGAGCGGGCAGGGCGAGGGTTTCGCGCTGCTTGCGGGCGGCTTTTTCGTCGTCGGTTTCGGTTTGCGTGATGTCAAAGACGCTGCCGAGGATGAAAAAGCGGTCGTTTTCGGTGTCAGGGTTGGCGCTGGCGTCGTTGGCGGTTTCGGCCTGCTTGCCGCAGGGCACCCAGATTGCCAGGGAGCGCTCGCCTTTCTTGACGCTGCGGCCGAGTTTCTTCCACTGCTGGAAACCGCCCACAATCGAAACGCTGCTGTTTTGATGCACGAGCAAGCATTGATTGAAGGGCGAGAGCTCGCGGCCTTCAGGATTGCGGATGCCGTAGGAGGACGCGAGGAGCACGCGCTTTTCTACTGGCAGGGCTTTGACGATGGCGCAGAGCTGCTTGATGGCGGCGCAGCGGGCGGCGGCGGCTTCTTTCTGCTCGGCGGTGGGCTCTTTGCGGGTTTTGCGGTCGGTGCGCTTGGCGGACTGCGGGCGGATGGCGAGGGCGGATGTCATGGCGAGTATTGTTTGTGATGTGGTTTGAAGTTCGCGTTTGCGGCGCGGTGCTCGGTGATGAGCACGAGGGGAGCTTATAGCTTGATTTAATGCGTGCAAGTATTATTTGCAGGAAAATGTTGTTTTCGTTTTGGTGTTGACGTTTTGGGTCAACCCGTGCAATAATGCGATGAATTCGTTTAATTGACGCCATGCCACAAGATGACACCCCGCCCGAATTGACCGTGCTTGAAGCCCTCAAGGGCCAATGCGAGCAGGTCCGCAAACACAACAGCAATCCCGAGATTGCCAAAGCGGCCCTGAAATGGGAGCTGCGGATCGCGAGCGAGTTGGAGAAGATCACCGGAGGCGCTGGCCGTGAGGCGGCGAAGGCGGCGTGATTTTGGGCCTGGCGGTTTCTTTTTTGCTCCGCGCCATGCGTTGGTTGCGTGAGCTGGGCCGCGCTCTGGCGCAGGCTCGGCGCTGGCGTCGCGGTCGGTTTGGCTGCGGGTGGGCGGCGAATCTGTGCCGCCGGGATGCGCTGACCTTTGGCCGCCTGGCTGGGCTGGATTTGCTGCTGTGGCGTGAGCTGGTGCTGGCTGGGATCGCGAAACGGGAGGCGCAGGCCGTGACGGCTGCGACGTTGGCGTGATCTCGGATCTGCAACAGCGGATTTCCGCCGCTCTGCGCAAGGGCAGGCGGCAGGTTGAGGACGCTGGCGCGGCGGTGAGTAGGGACCGCCGCCGCGCCATGCTGCCGGCTGGTGCCTATGAGGTGCGTGAGTCGTGCGGCGGCGTGGGCCGGTCGTGGGTGGAGTTTCGAAGCTCGAACGCGGGAGGTCGGCCGTGACTGTGGCGGTCTTCGTTTGCCTTATGCTGGGGCTGCTGGCGCTGGGTTTCCTGGCGGTGTGGTTTGCGGTGATGCCTGCCCAGGATTGGAGCCGGGAGGATTTTGAGCTGCGGGATTTTACCGAGTGGAAACGCGAGCAGGAAAGCCGCGGCGATGCCGGCGGCGAGTGAGCGCCCCTTTTTTCTTTTTTTGACCTATTATGGCAAAGCAACGTCTCAACGTGTCGGGCCTCGATGTGGCGCAGGTGCTCCAAGCGGGCACCTGGACGGCTGCGGAGGTGTCGGCGTTGATCGACACGCCGCTGGCGGTGGTGACTCGCTGGGCGCAAACGGGCGTCATTCGCGGGGCTTTCCACCAGGGCGGTGCCTGGCGCATCCCTGGGCGGGCGCTTTTTCTTTTTTTGGCACGACGGGTGGAGTGTCACTATTCTGTGCCGACGGTAGCCGCGATGCTGGACAAGCCGGAGGAGACGGTGCGCGATTGGATCAAGCGGAAGCGGCTGCCGGTGGTGAAGCTGGGGCTGGCTCGCAAGGCGTCGGCGCTCGTGCCGGAGTCGGCGCTGATCAAGTTCCTGAAAGCGGAAGGGAGGGCGGCATGATTACGCTGATAAATGTGGTGCAAATCGCCGGGCGCAATGTGTGTGCTGAGTCTGAGGCTGGCCGCGAGGCCGCCGGAATGGATTGTGTGGCGGGGGAAGTTTCCGCAATGGGCGCGGCGGTCGAGCAGGTCGCTGGCGGGTCGTATCAGGTGGCCGATGGGGCTGCTGATGCGGTGCCAGCGGATGCGGAATCTGCTGTGAATGCGGCGTATCCCCTTGGAAATCAGGCTAAATCGGCTTCATGTCACACCTCATGCCACAAAGCGGGCGGCATGGCTGCTGACGTGGTGGCCGGTCGGCGTGTTGTTTTGGAGGGGGGGAGGGGGTCGAGGCCGCGAGCCGCGAGCGTTCCTACAATCGGATTCCAGCGCAGACAAAATTTTACCAATGTCCATGCCGTTGCTCTGACCGAGCAGGGGGCCATTTTGTGCCGTGACCTGAAGACGGGCGGGCTCGTGATCGTGCCAGTCGCCAAAGGCGTCGATTTGTGCATGCTGGCGCTTCCGACGGTTTTGGGCTGCGCAAAAAAAGAGGGCGGCGGCTTGGTGTTTGAAGGTCCGGCACCAGCGTGGAAGTGCCCGCAGTGCTGGCTGCCTACGCCGCACGATTGCATGGAGCAGCCCTGTGGCTGGCAGGCTGCACCGAAAAAAAAGGAGGGCGCGGCATGAGCACGGCCACCGCCAGCCTTTGGGAAACCGCACCTGCCACGGCCGCCGTGCGTGAGCGGCCCGTGCATGAGCTGCTCCAGCTCCGCTCCAAGCAGGAGCAATGGAGCGAGCAGATCCGCGTCATCGACGACCTGCTGCCCGATCCTGATGTGAACGACACCGAGCGCCTCGCCCTGTCTATGGAGCGAGCCGTTGCGAAATGCGGCCTCATGGCCTGCACCAATGCCATCGCGGCCTGTGAGGAGCGCATGCGGCAAGACGCCGCCCGCATCCAGCGCACGCACGGCCACCTGCTTTGATTTCTTCCCTATGCCTGACTCCAAACCCATTCCCCTTGCTGCCGCCGTCCAGGTGATGCGCTACCGTCCCAACGCTGACACCGGCATTTCCGAGCCGTGGCCCGTCGCCACCATTGAGATCGACATGGCCGGGCGCATTGCCTTCCGCGGCGACGCGGGCAAGGCTTACGAGCCGCTGCTGCGTGCCGCCCGCAAAGCGGGGGGCAAACTGGCCGAGCAAAGCATCGCTGAGGCCTTGCAGGAAGCCCGTGAACTCAAAGAGGAGGTCGAAGCCTGTGAAGCATGAAACTCACCGCTTGGGTGGAGCAGTCCGCTGCCAATCTCGGCGTCAAGCCGCGAGCCCTATGGGTGACGCTGTATCGCGGACGCCTGCCGTGGCCGGCCATGATCAAAAAAAACCGGCGCGTATTCGAGGTGCTGGAGTCACCGCTGTGCCCGTCGTGCGTGCCATCTGGTGTGATGCCCAAGGCACGCGTGTCCGCCTTACCCACGTCACCCGCGGCACCGTCGATTTTGAGAATCTCGACACCGGCGGTCATGGCGTCATGAGCCGCGCCTGGCTGGAAAAACATTTCACCTCTCTTTCCTGAATGAAGCTTGACGCACGCATTGCAGTGGCCTTGCCGCAGCACCCTAAAATGAAACGCCTAATTTACCGCCTCGGCGCAGAAGCCGCATGGCGTTTGGTTTGCCTGTGGCTTTGGGCTCGCCAAAATCGTTCTGATGGCAATCTTGAAGGCCTTAGCGACGAAGATCTTGAACTGGCTGTTGATTGGCCAGCCAGCAACGGCAAACTGATCGAGGCACTGGCCACCATTGGTTTCTTGGAAGGCCCCGAAAAAAAGCGGCGCTTGCATGATTGGGAGGATCATCAGCCATGGTCTGCGGGTGAAAATGATCGCTCCAAATCGAGCAAGTGGAGCGCCTTGGTTCGTCACCACGGCTTTGAATCCGCCAAGGCGATGATGCCCGATTACTACGAATCGCACGCAGAACAATGCGAACGCTATGCGAAACGCACGCCAAAACATGCGAACGCATGCGACGCATCTGCGAACGCATCAAAAAACGGTGCTCCGTCTCCGTCTCCGTCTCCGTCTCCGTCTCCGTCTCCGTCTCCGTCTCCGTCTCC